GGCCGGAACATGGCGCAACTCAAAACGAAGTTGTACGAACGGGTGAGTGACACCGAACGGCAATACCGGCGCGACCACGGGCTCGACCGGCTCATGCGGTTCCCGAATCCGCGGATGTCGCGGTATTCGTTCCGGCGCGCGATGTTCGAGGATTTGGGCATCTTCGACAATGCGATCGCGGTGAAAGTGAAAGTGAACGCGCCGGGTGCGACCGGACTCGCGCTCGTCCGCATCCCTCCGCAATTCGTGCAACCTGTCGGGGACAACTGGCTTTTCCCGGAGCGGTATCGCATCCTCGCGCAAATGGGGCCGTTCTATTCGGCGAACATGGGTCAACCGGAACTACCCGCCGATCAAGTCGTGCATCTCCGCGGGTACAACCCGACGGAACCGCGGTGGGGTTTGTCACCGATCGAAACGCTCCGTCGCATCCTGTCCGAAGACATCGCGGCCGGCGAATTTCGGGAACAGTTGTGGAGCTCGGGCGCGCGCGCGTCGGGGTACATCGAACGGCCACTCGACGCGCCCGCATGGTCAGAGGCGGCGCGGACACGGTTCGAGGAAGGGTTGCGGTCCGCGTACGCGGGGAACGGTCCCGACGCTGGCGCGACACCCGTACTCGAAGACGGGATGACGTGGAATAAAGCGGTGTTCGACCCGGCCGAGCTCGAATACCTCGGCGCCCGTCAACTCACCCGCGCGGAGTGTGCCGCGGCGTATCACGTCGACGCGACGCTCGTCGGGATGGCACAAAACGTTGGGGGTGCTCCCGACTCGGCGCGCGCGTCGCTTCTCGCCGACGCGTTCGCCCCGCTGTGCCAATTCCATGACGAAGAAATGGCGCTACAACTGCTCCCCGACTTCGAGGCGGGCCCGGACGCGTTCGACCGCTTCTACCTCGAAACCGACCTCGACGAAAAGTTGCGCGGCGACTTCCTCACCGAAGCGGAGGCGACGTCGCGCGCGGTCGGTGGCCCGTGGTTGCTCCGGAACGAAGCACGCGCGCGCCGCAACCTTCCACCGATCGAAGGTGGCGACGAAGTGATTACGCCGCTGAATGTCACGACGGGGGGACGAGCGAACCCGGCCGACACGGCTCCGGGGACGCCCGGACTCGGTCAAGCCGCGCTCGGTCCCGTCGGCGTGAAAGCGGACGGGCCCGCCGGTGACTTCGCGGCACCGGACGGGCTCGCCGCGTACGCGGGCGCGCACGTCGGGGAATCGGTCCGGTTCCTCGACCGGGTGCGCGCGTCGGTCCTGTCGCGACTCGGCGCGGGGAAGTCGCTCGACGAGGCGTTCCCGACCCGATGGGATGACGAGCTCGTCGGGTTGCTCGCCGGGATGGCGCTGGCGATGGCACCCGACGCCGCGGAACCCATCGCCGATCGTTTCGCCGGCGACTTCGACCCCGACGAACTCGCCTACGTGGTGCTCGCCGAATCGAAACGCGAGGCGGCGGCATGGTGTGGGCAGATTCGCGCCGACCTCGCGGACGGCGAACTCCCCGTCGACGTGTTCGGAGTCGCCGGCGAACGTTGGACCGCGGCCACTGTCGACCGCACCTACCGCTACGCGAACCTCGCGCGCGCGACCGCCGGATGGTCGGCCGGCGCGCCCGTGAAGGTGTGGGTTGCGGCGGGCTCGTGCGGGCATGGTGAGCTCGACGGTGCGACGGTGCCGGCATCGAAGGCGTTCCCCGACGGGTCGTTCTTCCCACAGGATCACGCCCCGGTCGCCGGGTGCCGATGCCTCGTCGACTTCCCGGGTTCCGTCGTCTGACGCGAGGCGCGGTCTACGCTCCCGCGTGAGCTCACGCGACCCGGAGGCGTTCCCCATGACCACGACCCGCACCCTGACCCAACACAAGGCGGCGCCCGTCTACGGGTTCAAGGCGGTCGATGGCGCCCCGGAGGGAACCTTCGAGGCGATCGTGTCGGTGTTCGGGAACGTCGACCACGCGAAGGAACGGATGGTCGCCGGCGCGTTCGACCGCACGCTCGACGAATGGGCGAAGTCGGGTGACCCGATCCCGGTCATCTTCTCGCACCAGTGGGACAACCTCGACGCGCACGTCGGCGCGGTGCTCGACGCGAAGGAACTACTCCCGGGCGATCCGCTGCTCCCTGTCGAGCTCTCCACGCTCGGCGGGCTCTACGTCAAGGGCCGTATGGACATCGGCGAAGACTTCGCCGGCCGGCTCTGGTCCAAAATGGCCGAGCGGCGCATCCGAGAATTTTCGTTCGCGTACGACATCGTGAAGGCCCGCCCGGGCGCCGACGGTGCGCTCGACCTGCTCGACGTCGACCTCATCGAAGTTGGCCCGACGCTCAAAGGCATGAACCCGATTACCGCGCTCATCGGCGCGAAGTCCGCCGCGGGTCCGTTCGATGCGCTCGACACCGCCGACGGTGCGCTCGACGTCGCGCTCGCCGAGCTCGACATCGACCTCGACGCGAAGCGGCTCCCCGCCGACGCGACGGGCGACTCCGTCGAAGCGATGCTCGGCGCCGTGCGCGCGTCGGCCGAAGTGTGGGCCGCACTCGAATACGGCCGTGAGCTCTACGCGCTCCATCTCGAAGCTACCTATCCGTCGGAGTCGCGCGCGGTGGTCACCGCGGAACGGTGGGACGACCCGTACGGCGAAGGGCCGTTGTGGGAGCTCAACTACTCGACGAACGCCGATGGGCTCGTGACGATCGACTCGGCGACGGAACTCGCGGTCGACTTCATCGTCCGCCCGAAGGGTCGGGAACGGCTCGACGCGGCGATCCTGTCCGGGCGGAAGTTGCGCGGGTCGAAGGCGACGGCGGACGTCATCGCGTGGGGCTGGTCCGATGGTGAAGGCGCCGTGTCCGACGAGGCGGTCGGGATCATCGGGAACATCGACGAGCTCGTCGACCAGGCGATCGCGGCGACGGACCCGATTGTCGTCGCCGGCATCCTCACCGCGCTCGACGTGAACGTCGACGCGCTCATGGCCGAGCTCGGCATCCCCGACGACGACGAAGACGACGACACCGGCGCCGACACGGGCGACGGTGCCGGGATGGGTGGCGGCATGATGTCCGCCGGACTCGGCGACCGGCTCCGCGCATCCGCGCGAGCTCGTGGCGCCGGGGCTACCATCCCGGCCGCGAAGACGTCAGGTGGCAAGTCCGACGACGACCGGCACGCCGGCAAGTCGGACGACGACCGGAAGACGGTGCCCATGAGTCCCACGATGAGTGTCGACCTCGACCTCATCGAACTCGCGCTCACGAGCGCGGGAAGGAACCCCGAATGACGATGACCGATACCAGGATCGAAGAACTCGAAGCGAAGGGGCTCGCCCTCATCGCGGAGGCGCGTGACATCGCGGCGAAGGCGGAAGCCGAGAACCGCGACTTCAACGCGGACGAGCGGACGGCGGTGAAGGCGAAGATCGACGGCGCCGCCGAGCTCAAAGGGCAGATCGACGTCCTCCGCGGCGACAAGGCACTCGGCGACGCGGTCGACGACTTCGCCGGCCTGTTCAAGTCCCCGGGCCGTGCCGACGCGGCACCCGACCCGACCGGCACGAAGTCGCTCGGTGAGCGGTTCGTCACCGACCCGACGTTCAAGGCGTGGTATGCCAACATCGCCCCGAACGGCGGCGTGATCGGCGAGAAGCAGCAGATCGGGAACGGCCCGCCCGTCACGTTCCGCGGCATGAAAGACATTCTCGCCGGCGGGAACGACACCGGGGCCGGCGCGTTCTTGACGCCCGACTACCGCGGGGTGCTCGACTCCACGGGCACGCTGCTCCGTCCGCTCCGCATCCGGCAACTCGTCACCGCGGGCACGACCGGCACGGAGACGGTGTCGTACACCCGTACGACCGGGTTCACGAACAACGCGGCGACCGTCCCCGAAGCGCGGGGCACGTCGGCGGGTACCGCATCGGGTGACGTCGCCGGCACGAAGCCGGAATCGTCGCTCGAATTCGAGCAGGTGACGGAGAACGTGAGGACGGTCGCGCATTGGATGC